GCGCTGTCTCTCATCGACCATATCGCCGCCGCCAATGCAACCACGCCGGCGGTGACAGCAACGTATGGATTGGCAAGCATGGCTTTGTTGAGCAGCTTTTGCGCTTTTTCCGCCAGCACGAGCCATTGGTAATGCACAACTTCCGCCGCCGTCCATCCCTTTACGGCAAGCGT